AAAGAGCCTGTTCTCAAAGAGGTCACAGATTTAACAGAGGCAAACCTTGCCGCTTTTGTAGACCCGCCTGAAGAGGAACTGCGGTCTCGCGGATTGACCTTAGAGGCTGCCCGTTTATACGGCGTCCAGTGGGACCTGATTAAGCGTTGCTGGATTCTGCCAATCCGCGACCCCCTTTCTGGAAAACTCTGGGGTTGGCAGGAAAAGGGTGCAAATCGGTATTTTAGGAATTATCCGACAGGGGTCAATAAAAGCCTCAGCCTGTTCGGATACGGTCAGTACCAAGGCGGGACCATGGTTGTGGTCGAGTCTCCGCTGGACGTGGCTCGTATGGCCTCTGTAGGGCTTCTGGGAGGCATCTCTACGTTCGGCTCAGCCGTCTCTAAAACCCAGATAAACCTAATTCGGGGCGCTGAGGCCGTTGTGGTGGCTATGGACAACGATGAGGCAGGTAGGGATTCATCCAAAGCCATACTTGACTGGTCAATCCGATTAGGGTTCGAGGTGCGGTTTTTTGACTACTCGGGCATTGACGTGAAGGATATAGGCGGTATGAGCAAGTCCGAGATTTATCAAGGTCTTGAAAAAGCTAAGCACTCAGTCTACGGAGAAAGGGCGTTGTCATGAACAAAGAGTTTCGAGTATTTGATAAATGGATTTCTATTGGGTTTAGTTTTAGGGGATTTGGATTGGGGTTTCGTATCAGCAAGTGGTCTTTTGACATGGACCTTGGCTTCTTTTGGATAGGGATTGAGTTCTAATGATTATTGGTTTATCTGGTTATGCCCGTTCTGGAAAAGACACGGTTGCTGAAATCCTTGTGAATGACTATAACTTTACTCGCGTTGCATTTGCCGATGCGATTAGGGACATCTTGTACGACATGAACGTTATAACTGCCTGCAGCCCTACTGGTCGTGTTCAAGACGCGGTTGACCGTGTTGGTTGGGACGAGGCTAAACAAGACACAGAGGTTCGTCGTCAACTACAGAACCTAGGTGTTGCCGCTAGAAAGCACATGGGCGAACACATTTGGGTTAAGACTGTGTTAAACAAAATATTTGAAAACCCATATCAAGATTATGTAATTACTGATGTTCGTTTTAAGAACGAGGCAGAGTACGTCAAGTCTTGCGAGGGTCATATGTGGCGAGTAGTTCGTCCATATGTTTTTGCTGTCAATGACCACATCTCAGAGGTTGATTTAGACGATTATAAATTTGATGCTTACGTTCACAACAACTCAGATTTAAACGTATTAAAGACGACGGTGGACTTCCATATGGAAGAGTTACGCCATGACATTCAAGGGTAAATTACTTCCTTATCAACCTGAGGCCGTTAACCTTATGTGTAAACGCCGCAAGGTTCTTGTTGCCTATGACCTTGGTTTAGGTAAGACGGTCTTAACTATTGCTGCCATTGAACGGCTTATGGACCAGAAAAAAATTACTGAGCCAGGTCTTGTTGTATGTCTTAGCAGTATTAAGTATCAATGGAAGAACCAGATAGAAAAATTTACAGAGAACACTTCAAAAGCTCTTGTCATAGACGGCACCCCAGCAAAGCGTCAAAAGCAGTACGCAGAGGCTATGAACTGGCGTGAATCAGGCGTTGACTACATCATCATGAACTACGAACAGGTAGTTAACGATTGGGATGTCATAAAGAATCTTCCTAGAGGTTTTGTTGTATTAGATGAAGCAACGGCAATCAAATCTTTTAAATCAAAGCGGTCTAAGACAACTAAGCGGTTGTCCGGCGCCCCATTTAAGTTTGCCCTTACTGGTACTCCTATTGAAAATGGAAAGCCAGAAGAATTGTTTAGCATTATGCAGTTTGTAGATGATTCAGTCTTAGGACGATTTGACATTTTTGATAAGGCTTTCATTGTTAGAAACGGGTGGGGTGGCGTAGACCGTTATAGAAATCTGCCCACGCTCCATGAAAAACTAAAAGAAGCCTGTGTTCGTAAATCACAGAAAGACCCAGATGTAGCACCTCATTTGCCTGACTCTATTCACAACGACCCAATAACTATTACGTTAGACCGCAAAGCCGCGAAGTTGTATCAAAAGATTCTCAACGATTTATTAGAAGACTTAGACAACGCTCAAAACCTTTTTGGTTCTGGGTTTAATATCTTTGCTCACTACGGGTTGGAATCTGCTCGCGGAGGTGAGGCAGACGAAATTCGTGGGCGCATCATGGCCAAGGTTGGTTGTTTAAAGATGTTGTGCGTGCACCCTGACCTACTACACACTAGCGCTCGCAACTACGACATGATGACCGGGTCTGGGTCTAAGTACGCATACGAGCTTAGACAAGAAGGTTTGCTAGACGGACTTACATCAGCTCCCAAGTTTGAACTATTAATTAAATACGTCCAAGAGTTTTTAGAAGAGAATGAAGATAACAAAGTAGTTATATTTGTAACTTACGTCGATATGTTAGAAAAGATGTCACAGGCCTTAGGCCCAGATATCTGTAGAACCTACTCAGGTAAGTTAGACGCTAAAACAAAAGAAGATAATAAAATCGCCTTTAATACAGACCCAAAGACCAGAGTATTAATAAGCAGTGACGCCGGAGGCTACGGCGTAGACCTGCCAGCCGCTAACTTGCTCATCAACTTTGACTTGCCATGGTCTGCTGGTTTAGCCACTCAACGCAACGGTCGCATCAAACGTGCCTCTTCGAAGTGGCCAAGTATTGTTATTCAAGACTTTTTAGTGGCTGGCTCTATTGAGATTAGACAGCATGAGATGCTCCAGCAGAAGAACGCTATAGCCAACGCAGTCTTAGATGGCGAGGGTATAGACGAAAATGGCGGGGTAGCCATGAGCGTGGGTAGTTTAAGCGGGTTCTTACGCCTTACCTCGGTATAATTTTAGGATGCCTAACGCGCCTAAGACCCCCACACGCACTATCCGCGTGTCCGACGAGCTGTGGACAGCCGTCCAGAAGAAGGCTGCCCTTGAGAAGGTCACTGTGACCAGCATCATAATCAAGGCGCTCGAAGCCTACCTAGCCGAGGTTGACAAGTAGGGTTTTAATCCCCTAAGTTCTACCCTGAAAGGGGTTGAACATGTCGTTAAACCAACAAACACTTCAAAAAGAAGTACAGCAGTTCGTCGCACTTAAAGACGAAATTAACCTGCTTACAAACCGTCAAAAAGAAATCAAAGAGCGTCTTGTCGCCAGTCTAAAAGAATATGGCGAGGTAGACGGTCGGGGGCATATAGTTCTTGAGGTCAATGACCCAATAACAGGAACTGAAAAAATTACACATCAACGCAAGGTATCTAAGTCTTTAGATATGGATGTTGCTGAAAAAATTCTTGGAGAAAAAAATCTAAAGGAACAGTGCATTAAGATGGTTCCTATGTTAGATGAAGCAGAAATCATGGCGTCTTTTTATCGCGGTGACCTCACCGAAGAAGATATTGACGCAATGTTCCCATCAAAGGTCTCTTACGCTTTCGTAGTATGACCGACGACTTCATCGATAAAGCATTTGCTGACCTAGATAACTATTATCCTGGCAGCAAACGCAAGCGCCGCGAAAAGGTTGAGAAACTACCCGAGGATGTAACTTGGGACGCAAAACCTTTTATCAAAACACTACCTAACGGAAAAAGTGTTGAGATGTTTACTCTCGGGGCGTTAGCGACAGCCTTAAGCCGACCTGTCATAACATTACGTGCATGGATGACAGAAGGTTATTTACCAACCTCCCCTTACCGTTTGCCGTCTACAGTTGACAAAAACGGTAAGGAGGTGTTGGGTAGGCGCTTGTACACTCGTCCAATGATTGAGATGACGGTTGAGTTATTTACTAAGGCGGGAATTCTTCACGCCAAACGTATAGACTGGGCCTTACATCGGCAACTCATTAACGAGATTGCCGAGTCGTGGGATAAAATCCGCGAATCGGAAACGGAAACAACAGAAACTAACTAACAAAGGAAATATATGGCAGTCGACCGTACAGCCGTCCCTAATGCGGACGCATACATCACTGAGAACGAGTCCTTCGCAATTGAAGACCGTCCAGTAGGCACTACAACAAATGCAGTGCAGTCAGGTTGGGAAGCAGCAGAAAAACTAAGTGGTTCTGCAGGTGATTTCCCAATTGAAATGAAACTTGGAGAAGATTTCCAAGTCATTAAGTTCTTGGACCCAGATGGTCCATTTGCTACATACAAGCAACACTTCCTCCAACAGAAGACTGTAGGACGCCGTTCTTACATCTCCCTTGGACCAACCGACCCGCTAGCAACAAAGCTTGGAAGCAAGCCAGAAGATAAGCGGGCATTTACAGTTGCCAATCTCAGTGTTCCAGGCGGAGCACAGCGTCAAATGTTGATTGCAACTCCACGTCTTTATAAGACACTGCACTCTGCACATTTCTCACCACAGGGTCCTTTGAACAAGAACTTCTGGGCGATTTCTCGTACAGGAAAGATGCAGCAAACTGTTTATCACCTTAACGCAATCAAGGCTCGTGACCTCCAAGAAGATTGGGGCATTGATGCCGAAGCAGCTGAAGCAGCAATCGCACAAATGAAGTGCTTTACCAAGGATGACATCAAAACTCATTCATGGGCTGAGTTGGAAGAAATTGCCAACTCGTTGCTGGCTTAGCAAACTAGATGTCTAGGGGCTGAGGATTAATTTGACCCCCTTTCTGTAATCCTCAGTCCTTAGACCTTAAGGGGGATATATGAACATCATCACGAATAAAAAACAATTAGACGAAGTAGTTGCTTACTACCTAACGCAAGATGCGTTTGCTTTTGACGTTGAGACCGTCGGTGACCGACGTGGTGATACTCCTATCAACGAAGTGCTTTGGATTACGCTCGCCACACACGGGAGGGCAGACGTAATTCCTATGGGTCACCCTAATGGAGAGTTACTTGAAGTAATTTATCCATTAACCGGCCAGGGCGAAAAGCGGGTAGAAAAGGGGCTACCCGCTCGTCCCAGCGATTACTCTCGAGATGCTAAGAAAGCAACATACGTTTATTCAGAGCCACCCGCTCAATTATTTCCAGCAGATGTTTTTAAGGCGTTAGAGCCTCTGTTCTTTAATGACAAGGTATTAACCGTTGGTCACAACTTACTTTTTGATTTAACTTCTGTAGCAAAGTACTACGGAGGTCGCGTCCCATCTGGTCCTTACTTTGACACGATGATTGGTTCTTTTGTTTTAGATAACCGTAATAAAAATAAAGTTGGTCTTGACGACTGCTTACAGCGTGAGTTCGGGTATCACATGGTCAAGGGCGTAGGTGCTGCAGTAGAGAAGCACACGTTTAAAGACGTAGCCAAGTATGCGTATCTAGACGCCAAGTACACGTTTTTACTATGGAAAAATCTAGCGCCTCGCATAACCGAGTCTAAAGTAGACAAGATTATGAAGTTAGAGATGGACGTGCTTGCTGTCCTTTGTGCTATGAAACTGACCGGAGCACCTATTGACACAGAAGCTCTCGAACATTTGTACGAAAAACTTTTAGAGGATATAGAAAAAGCCAAGGCTGAAATATTTAAAACGGCTGGTAGACAGTTCAATATTAATAGCAATCAGGAAAAACAGTACCTTCTGTATTCATCTAAGAAGGACGGTGGCCGAGGACTTCCTCCTAAGATGCTTACGCTTCGAGGAGAGCAGCGTGATGCTGCAGGCAAAGAGTTGGACTATTCGGACTATTCAGTCTCTGCCGAAGCACTTGAAGCCTATAGAGACCGTGACCCATTAGTTACCGCACTGCTTACTTATTCAGACTTAAATAAGTTGCTTACTACTTATGTTGTTCCATATATGGGCGGAGACGTCACCCGTACCTCTGGTGGCAAAACTAAGATTGAGCATAAAGAAAGTCTTTTAATTAACAAACGAATCCACTGCGACTTTGTACAACATGGTGCGGAGACTGGACGTTTTTCTAGTCGTAATCGGCTAGTGAGAACGGTAAAGCAATTCGTAACCTGTTCTACGCTCCACCAGGCTACAAACTTGTGGTTGCGGATTACTCACAGATTGAACCACGCATTATTGCCTCTATGTCAGAGGACCCAATTATGTTAGATAACTATTTAAACAAACGCGACATCTATACAACCGTTGGCGAGGTTATGGGCGTAGACCGTAAGGCTGGAAAGGTTCTTGTTCTATCTATGGCTTACGGCGTAGGGCCTGACAAGATTTCGCGCCAAATAGGTTGCTCAGTCAATGATGCTAAAAAACTACTAGATGACTTCTCTAAGACCTTTCCGTCTGTAAGCAAATATCGATTGAAGGTACTAGCGGTAACTAGAGCCAGCAACCCTCCATTTGTTTACACGCTTCTTGGACGTCGGCGTTATCTTCCTGAGATTAACTCAAACGACCGGGGTCTTCGAGCTGCAGCTGAACGTCAAGCTTTTAACACTCGAATCCAAGGTTCAGCAGCGGATATTATTAAAGTAGCCATGGTTCGAGCCCACGCCATGATTCCCCAGGAAGCTCGCCTGTTGTTGACCGTCCACGACGAACTAGTTACCCTTACACCAGACCATTTGGTAACTGAAACCGAGGACGCAATTAGAGAGGCTATGGAAGGAATCAACCTTTTGAACGTACCTTTAATTGCAGACATCACAACTGTACAGCGTTGGGGAGAGGCAAAATGAAGTGGAAGTTTTGGAAGCGCAATAAAGCGCCAAGACTTGTTGCTGAAATATCACAGGATAAAGTTCCGCTCAGCACTCTTATACGCTGGTATTGCTATGACCTTGGTATTGAAGATGTAAACGATTTAGTCAAAGCCTTTAGTTTGATGCCGGTAAGTCAAGAGGGCGAAGATTTTGAGAAAGAAGCCAGCGAACGTCGTATTGATGCGGTTGTCCCACTTATGCCTTTTATAGACATGATTGCATCCATTAATGCAAAGGCTATAAGCACAATTCAATTACAAGACTTTAAAAATGAAGAGGTATTAGAAGCCGACCTGGACCCAGAGATTATGGAAGGCTTGTATCGTCAAGTTTCTTTTGCTGCAGTGGTTGCAGCATTTTCCGCAGCATTTGAGTTAGGATTGGCTAACGAAAATCACGGACTGATGTTCATGGAAGGAAAAGATGAATGAGTAATAACTGGTGGGCTCAAAAATTAGGTGGGCAACAACCCGCTCCAGTACAACAACCGCAGGCTCGTCCTGTAATGCCACAGTCCCCGTCACTTCCTCCAACTCAACAACCAGTACCACTTACTCCACGTTGTCCAGGATGTAACAGCGTTAACTATTCAGGCACTGGAGATTCAAGACCTCGCTGTTACGACTGCGGGTATCCACTTCAACAGAGTGGTAGTGGAATGGGTAGAGGTATTAGCGTGCCTTTGGAAGGCCCAACTCAAGCCGCAAAACAAGTAGAAACTGGCGGTTGGAACCCTACTGAAATTATTGGTAAGCTGGGGTAATGAACGCAGACCTAGCAAAAGTATTAGCAAAGATAAATAAAAAATTTGGCGAAGACACCGTTGTTCTTGGCTCAGAGATAGTAGAAGTTCCTCATCGTTTTACTTCTGGCTCTTTATCTCTTGATGTTGCCTTGGGCGGTGGTTGGCCGGCAAATCAATGGCATGAATTAGTTGGTGAAGCAAGTAATGGAAAGACTGCTATTGCTTTAAAAACAATTGCTGCCAATCAAAAGAAAGACCCTAACTTTACAACCGTGTGGGTTGCAGCAGAAGAGTGGGTTCCTGGTTACGCTGAACTTTGTGGCGTTGACCCATCTAGAGTGTATGTAATTTCTACAAATATAATGGAAGAAGCATATGGTGCCGTTATTGAAATTGTTGGGTCTAAAACAATTGATTGTATTGTTATTGACAGTTTACCCGCACTGGTTCCTTCAACCGAAGACGAGAAAGAAATGGAAGAAGCTACTGTTGGACGCGGAGCTTTACTCACAAATAAGTTCTTCCGCAAAGTTGGAAAAGCATCAAAGCGTTCATTAACTCAACCAGAGCGTCCTTTTATTGGTTTGTTAATTAATCAGTGGCGTTCAAAGATTGGCGTCATGTATGGAGACCCACGAACAACTCCAGGTGGGCAAGGAAAAGATTATGCGTTCTTTACACGTATTGAAATTAAACGTGATGATTGGATTGAGGTTGGCTCAGGACAAGAAAAACGTCGAGTAGGCCAGACCATCAAGGTTCGCACCTTGAAGAACAAATCCGCCCCACCATCACAGACTGCTTTTGTAGATTTTTACTTTGCTGACGGAGGTAACGCTCTGCCTGGCGAGTATGACTTTGCTAAGGAGATTGTTGCGCTAGGCATCATAAATAAGGTCATAACTCGCGCAGGAGCCTATTACCGGTATGCCGAACGGCAGTGGCAGGGCGCAGATGCTATGGTTAGCTCAATACGAGAAGAGATTGACTTAAAAGAATCACTGGAGAAGGAGGTTCTTGAAACTGTCAAGGCTGGGTCTAAGTACGTAGTGGAACCAGACAATGACGAGGAGTAAAGGACAGAAGGAGTCAAGGAAGCACGAGGACCGACTCGCTAAGAAAGTTGGCGGAAAGCGTAATGCTGGAAGCGGAGCTTTTTGGAGTCGAAAAGGCGATGTACGTTCAGAAGATTTGCTCATAGAGCATAAGTGGACGGGCAAAGCCTCCGTATCCGTTAAGGCTGCGGTTCTTGAAAAGATTGTCAAAGAAGCAATTCTTGACAGTCGAATGCCTGTCCTTGGCTTTCATCTCAACGGTGAAAATTACGTTTTGTTAACTGAGGACGACTTCCTGGAACTGCGCCAATATCTCCAGGAGTGCTCTTGTACGAAGACGAAGGTCGATGCCAAATGTAAAGGCATGGACACCGAGATGTGGTTCCCGCCACGAGACAAAGATTTATATAAACCAATTGCTAACCAAGCTAAAGCCGTCTGCTTTGGACGCGACGGTTTGTCAGAGTGCCCTGTTAGAGTACAGTGCCTTCTGTACGCAGAGGGCAATGACGAACAACATGGAATCTGGGGCGGACTTTCTCACAGAGAAAGAAACGCTCTTCGCAGAAAAGCGGAGAAAAAAGGTTTCACACTAGAAGAATGGGTTAGGAATAATAAATGACATACAAGCCAACGGGAGCGCTTAAGAAACTGGTTGACCTAGGAAAGGTTGACACTAGAGTTCTTGGGTCGGTAGAACGGTTTTTACTTTCTAAACCAGCCGATACATCACGTCGAACTGATGTACTGCATCCGTCTGCAATGGTAAAAGATGATTGGTGTTATCGAGCGTCTTACTTTGAGTTACAGGGCGCAGAACCAGCACCTTCTAAATACAAAGCCAGCCTTAAACAAGCCATGGTGTTTGACGAAGGACACCATATTCACCATCGTTGGCAAACTTGGTTTAAAGAGATGGGCCGTTTAAAAGGTAAGTATGAATGCTTAGAGTGCGGAGACGTATTCTTTGGACTCCCTAACGACCATGACCCAGAGGCACCTGCGTCTGCATATGAGTACTTAGAAGTACCGCTTTATTACGAACCGTTACGAATCTCAGGTCACGCAGATGGCTGGTTAGTTGATTTTAACGACCCCCTTCTTTTAGAAATTAAGTCTGTAGGCATTGGCACTTTTCGTTGGGAAACTCCAGACCTGTTCTTTAAACACGATGGGAATTTTGAAAAGATTTGGAAAGATGTAGAAACGCCGTTCTACACCCACATCCAGCAAGCCCAGATGTACATGAAGCTCATGGAGTTAATAGGTTATGAAGATGCGCCAAAAGAGGCCCTGGTTCTTTACGAATCCAAGGCAACCCAAGATGTAAAAGAGTTTGTAATCCAAAAGAGTGATTTTGGTATCCAGCCGTTGTTTGACGCAGCCCAGATGATTGTTGACTCGATTAGCGCTGGGGTCATGCCTGACTGTAATATTAACGGTGCGGCAGGATGTCGCAGCTGTAACCACCATATGGAGCAACTAAATGCAAAAAATGGAAATTAGTACCAGTCACGGTACTCCTACTATTCAAACCCTGGGCAACCAGGGATTACAAGTTCGAACATCCATGCAAATGGATACTCCTAAACTTCCAATTGATATTACGGAAGTAGCGGATGAAGAACTTATGGATATCTTTTCTAGGTTAACTGCGTATAACAACTTCTTATCAACGCAGTTAGCGTGTGCGTTTATTGACGAACGAAACGCAGAGCAAGACTTAGACCAAGAGGAAAGCGTTTTGTTCCTGCAGCACTACAACGGTAAAGCAACTAAAGACACTATGACTTTGATAAAAGCAAAGGTTGCTGTTGAACCTAGAATTAAAGATTTAAAAGAAGTTTACATGGCCCGGTATAACTATAGAAAACTAGTCGAAGTTATGGTAAATAACGTTGAGCGTGATACATCCTTGGTTAGCCGTGAACTTACTCGACGAACCTCAGGATTAGCATTCCGCTCCCGTGGTGAGCGGATGTTTCCGTGAAAGTTAAAACATTTGGACCCGGCCTTACACCCAACAAAAATTGTTGGCTAGGCATAGACCAGTCATATAGCGGATTTGCTATGACGTTCCTTGCAGAAGATGGTTCGTATATAACTTCTGTAAAAAGATTTGAAGACACCGGAATTCGCCGTTTGGCGTCGGTGTATATGTCAACCTTAGATACTCTTAAAGCTGTAGAAGAATCAAACTTAATTGTTGATACCTGCATGGAAGGTTATGCCTTTGGAAGCCAGATGGCTAACATGGCAGGAGAACTAGGCGGTATGGTTAAGTTCACGTTGTTCTCCCATTTTCAAGGACGTCAAGGCGAATATCCTCTAATTGTTCCACCAACTACATTAAAAAAGTATGTAACTGGAAAAGGTCAGGGCGTTGCTAAAAGTCAGATGTTGTTGTACACCTTTAAGAAGTGGCACGCTGAGTTTACAGACGACAACGCCGCCGATTCATACGCGTTGGCCCATCTAGTAGCCAAAAGATGTTCAACAGCCGTAGAAAAAGAAGTGTACGATAAGATGCAAGACCCAAAGTTTAGGGAGAAATAATGCCTACATACGAGTTTAGGTGCACTAAATGTGACGCCATGGGCACTGCTCAGTTGTCTATTGAACAAGACAAGGTTATGCGTTGTCCAAGATGCCAGGTATTTATGGACCGTGTTTATTCTGCCCCAGGCTTGGTTTTTAAAGGCGGCGGATGGGGCGGCAAATGATGGACCTCAGAGATAAAGAAAAGCCGTTACATATCTGCGTTTGCGGCTCAATGCTGTGGAAAGTCCAAGCCATGTTTGAAGATGGCGAGATATCCCTATATATGCTTGATATGGAGTGTGCCCTTTGCGGTTCTTTAGCTACAGCTCCAACCCCCATTGACTAAGACATAAGTACAGATATACCTCATAATATTTTCCGCGGGACCCACTAAACGTAAACCGAGGTATAAAACATGTCTGAAACAGTCCAACCTGATGACCAGGTGCTCAGAGTAAGCGCCGGCTCAAACCCACAATCCGTAGCATCTGCAATTGCCCATAGCATCTATGAGACCCGAAGCTGCAAAATCAGAGCCGTTGGCGCTGGTGCAGTAAATCAGGCCGTAAAAGCAATCGCCATAGCCAGAGGCTATACAGCCCCAAGAGGCTTAGACCTGGTGTGTATTCCAGGCTTCGCATCGATTGAATCCCACGATGGTCAAATTTCTGCCATTGTGTTCGTTGTAAATGCAAGTTAAGCCTGACATTTATTAATAAAACACCTATTGTTAGTTAAACCCTTTAGGCCAAAGGAAGTTAAATGAAAGATTCAACAAAGAATCCGAAGCCGATTGCTCCAGCATCAGCTGAGCCATCCGTTTCTGCAAGTGCAAAACCAAGAGTTGCTATGCCTGAAAAAGGCAAACTCATGAAGAAGACAGGTAACGCCAAGGGCGGAACTGACCCTTACGCACAGCCAAAGCCATCACGTACAAACGTGTTGAGTTCTGGTGGTCGTAACGGTGCCGCATACGGCATCCGTGCAATGATTCCTGCGTATAAGTCACCGGAAGCTAGTGCGACGCAGGGTAACGGCAGAATCATTTCTGCATCAGTGAACCGTTCTCGTCCTAATTTCCAGGATTCGGTTCACGACTCCCTGGCCTAATTTAGGCCGTTAGAAACCCCCTGGCATTTGACCGCCAGGGGGTTTTCTTTTGCTTGTTTAAATTTAACATGTGCTAGGCTTGGCGCGTTGCACATATAACAAACATGCAACAGGGAGACTACATGTTAGAAGTGCTGCAAAAGCATTTGGAGCAACACAAGGCTCCAACTAAATGTGCCGTAGGTACTTGGTTAGACACTCTTGATAATAAATATAGAGAGTTGTTCAAACAATTAATTGAAGAAAAGGTTGAGTCCGCAGGACTGTATAGAGATTTAGTTAGTAACGGTTATGAACTTCCATTTAAGTCAACCGTTTTCCGTCAACATATGAAGGGTTATTGCGTATGCCAGAAATAAATCTATCGGAGATTTTAACCCAAGCACTAAACCGAAATGCAGCTGAGTCTTTAAAAGACTGGTCCTGGCCACCTATTCAAGTAGCAAAACCGACTATTGTTAAACCTTACGAAAATAAAAAAGCACCAAAGAAACCTAAACATCAGTATCGTTTAGTTGTTTTTGTTCCAGACCCACAAATTGGTTATCGCAAGTATGAGGACGGAACGTTAGACCCATTTCATGATGTTCATGCCATTGACGTGCACTTTCAAATTCTTGCTTATTTGGAAGAACAGTACGGCGTAGATGAAATTGTGCACTTGGGTGATTACCTAGACCTGCCAACCATGGGTAAGTATGCTCAAGAAGAGATGTTTGCTCATACAGTGCAGCCAGCCTTGGACTACGGTCATCATTTACTAGCCGTACAACGTGCTACATGCCCCTCAGCAAAGATTGTGATGTTGGAAGGTAATCATGATTGCCGTATGCAACGGTATGTAATTGCCAACGCAATGGCCTCAAAGGGCATTAAACGAGCCGCAGCAGTTCCAGAAGAGTGGCCTGTCCTATCTATCCCATATCTACTACGACTCGACGAACTAAAGGTGGACTACATTGGAGCATATCCTGCTGGAGAATACTGGCTTACAAAAACACTACGAGCAATTCACGGAACTATTGCAAGGTCTAATGGCTCAACCGCTAGCGCACACGCCAACAAAAACCCGCATATCTCAACAGTATTCGGACACACGCATCGTCAAGAGCTCCAATACAAGACAGTTGCAGACGCAGACGGTCCAATACGAAGTGTCGCGGCAAGTCCGGGGTGCCTCTGTAGAATTGACGGCGCGGTTCCTTCTTACGGCTCTGGTCTTAACGACTTTGGTCGACCAGTCAAACATTGGGAAGACTGGCAACAAGGAATCATGATTGGCTGGATACGAGAAGACGGCCACTTCACTTTACAGCCTATTCATATCATGGATGGTTGGGCAATTCACGAAGGAACGGAATTTACCTCAAAGTTGTAGGCATTTAGGCGTATCATTTAGGTATGCCTAATCCACATCAAAATACCCAAAACCTAGGCGGTGGCGGGCTTGCGGGTACCTATACCAACTATGGTGGCGGTGGTGTTCCAGTCGCACGTTCCGACATGGACTTTTTACGCATGGGTGTTGGTCGTGCGCCACAAGCAGAATATCCAGATGGTTATTTAGGAACTATTCGTTCACGTCGTGATGACCGTGGCCGTCCTTCTAGCGCATCAGATAAAGTCCTTGATGGTTTGAAAGCTCGCGTTGGACAACGCAGCTACCAACGTGGTGTGCACAGAGGCGAACGAATTGATTCGTCTGATTATTATTATCCAAAAGGTTTAGAACGCGAACGTGGAGTTATGCGTCAGATTAAAGCCGCAAACAAAGGCGTACCTGTTTCACGTTACGTGTACGATGCGTTAATTGCTCCAGCACCACACCTACCAAATGATGGAAAAACAGGACCAACCGCTCGTAGCGATTCGCCTGTTCTAGTTAACGCAGCACGCCAAGACCAAATGGCACGCATGCGTCCACAGTGGAGATAACTAATGCCAGGTAAATACGCAAACGGCGTTTATTCAAATCGTCCGTGGATAGCACCAGAAGAAGGCGCATACCCACCTCAGGCATATCTAGGCCCATTTCAAGGAAACAACGACCGTTTACTTGGTCAAGCTTTGGCCGTTGGCGCTATGACAAGCGAAGAGATTCAAGAGTACGTGCGCCCAAACCTGCCGCAGATAGACCTATTTCCAGATAGATACGGGTATGTCACTACAGAAATAGGAATTCAAGATATTGTTGAGCTTGGTGGACGTGCTGGTGGACAGCGTGTTGAGTCTGACTACTCCAACACTCCAAACAGTCAGCAGGGAACCAGCCGAAATACGTTAGGACAGGTATAAAAATGAATCCTCCAGATAGAGCTAATGACTCACGACGCGTCCATGAGTACCGAACAGAGCCAGATAGAACTAGCCAACAAATGCCAAGCAGAGATACTGAAATTATTACTAAAACTGCTTACAAAGAAAAGCATGGTTGGGTAAGTGCGTGGCCAGTTGGTCACCCAAATCACAGCCCAGTGGTAACCCCAGAAGAGCAAACAAGAAATATGCAGAGGCGTTGATAAACAAATGAAGGACCCAGGACTATTCACAGACGCTACCGGTGAGGGTATGGCCGGAGCTACAGATATTTCCTTAGAAACGCAACAAAATTTGAAAGAAACCCAATACAATGGTGCCAAGGCATGCAAGGGCTGTGGAAAATCCATTAACCCATACTTGGCTATGACCAACGACCATTGCACGCACTGCTCACGAGTCAAAGCGAGCAAACTAGTAAAGAATAGGATGGCAGAATGACCGTTCGTAAAGTACGCTCAGAGAACGCTGATATGTTGGAAGGCGCAACCGACGGTAAGTATCGCAAGCGTCGTCCTAATACAACAGTAGCCCCAGGAATGGGAGACCAAACTGTAATGAAGAACCGTGCTGGATTGCACCCTTACATGAATTATGGTTTTATTAATTCAGAAGAACCAAGTAAGGTCAACCCAGGAGCAAATTAATGAAACTTCCACGCCGCCGAGAAAAAGACGAAACCCGTGTATTAAAAGATATGGGTAAAGCATTAGGTTGGAGCAACTACGACACCACTGGTGGTCGTGCAATTGCTAATCCAAACTATAGAGACAACGCTTTAGAAGTTCCAGGAAAAGGACACGTAGATGTCCGAGCATACGAAGGCGGTACTGCAGCAAAGTTTAAAGGCACTAGAGGTATCGGAGGCAAAAAGTAATGGCAAAAGAATTTGTTCCTGACGAATCTGATTTAAGAGACGTAAGCAGCATGGACGCTAGTCCTCAGCTACGTTCAAGTCGTCCAAGCCAAGACCAGCTTGATTCTGAAGCCTCAGCTCGTGCAGCAAAGAACCGCGCTATTTTTAATGAGATTGACCAAACATGGGGAAACAAAAAGTTTAATCGTGAAGGAACACACGAAGAATTAAAGGCATTGAACACAGCAATTAGTTCATTTAAATCAGCCCCAAGAGGTCCAAAGAAAGAAGCCGCTCGCAACTCAGCGTGGAATATCGCGCAAGGTATCAAGGCTAATAAGGGTATGACTAACCCTACAAGAGCCATCATTCCTCACGGCTCAGAGATGCCATGCGGAAACAGCGGGTGCGACAATACTGTAAGCTTCAGTGGAGATGACGCAACCTGCGCTGAAGGCAAGTGCACCGTTTCAAATGTAGACGTTTGGCGTAACAAAGGACAATAAGTTAGTATTAATTCGTCTCACTGATTAGGAGCATAAAATGGCGGACAATCTCAAGGATATTGCGACCAAAGAAACAAAAGAACCGCAGATACGGCTGCTCGTATGCCGTAATTGTAAGACCGCGGAAGAACTTCCCGATTGGGAAGGTCACCCAGACGACGATGTTTTATTGCAAATTACCGTCGAACGCCATCAACAACCTGCTCCACACACAGGTTTGTTATTTAAGTTTCCCGTAAAGTACTGGATGCGTCCAGACGTCAAAGCCTCCATCATGAAGCAAATTCAAGAGGGCTCGGCTGGCCTTGACGTATTTGGAACTAAGTTCTACGACACCAAGTCCACCTTCCAAGAAGATGCGATGAACTGTTACGCCCTGCATAACCGTCCAATTGGGCAATGCAGTGACTATAAGTCCGATAGAAAAATATTAAAGCCCGATACCGCAAAGGAACGTAAGGCGGAAGGTCTTGGAGAGTCCCGGGCTCCAAAGATTTATTTATGCGATTTTTGCCCAGTCAAGTCCTACAACATGAAAAAGCACAATGAGCAGAAGGGAATGTACAAATGAGCGAAGAAACATTGCCAGATTTTGAGACAGCCTTCATCGTGGTCAAGTCCTTTGACGGCTCCTTCCATGCCACCCACGAGTTGGGGTCCGAATTCATGGTCGAGAGGCTGGCCAACCGTACTGACATGAAGCAGGGATTCCGGGATTTATTGGACGCCATGGCTGCCGATGACCTGGCTCAGCGGGTTTTTAATAAAATTCACGAAAATTCCTCCGAGGATAGCCAGCGCAAAGTGGCTGCGATACGGCAGTCTTTGGTCAACAGGGATATCCTGTAACGACAGGGGTGTTGGAATGTTTATTGAAATGTCTTGCAACTGCATGGCCTCATTTCAGGCCGAAGTAGAAGACGCAGATACTTTAATGCTTACTTGGGCGAATTCGTTCGTTGAAGCGCATCGTGTATGTGGATTTATGAATCCATTGAACACTGATTCGCCAGAAAAAACAAAACGATACGACGTCGCGCCAGAGATTAAACGTAGGGAAAAAGAATAATCAAGTAAGATAAGCCTTATGGACTTTCATGAGGCATTATCTAACAAAGCAGAACCCGTAGAACTTACCCGAGGCGATTCGTCATACTTCAGCAAGCCTCAACTTGGACTTGACCCCCGTCTATTTCGCAATAATCATATAGTCCCAAGTGTTAGAAACGCAGTCTTGGCCTCGTTGTTTGGTCACCTCAATAATAAATATAACGCAGCTGAGTCATGGTCACATGTTTGGTTAGCTGGTTCAGGCGTGTCACATCAATGGGCAGCAGAGCGAGAGCCTGCCGACCTGGATTGTTTGATAGGGATAAACTACGAACAGTTTAGAATGTCTAATCCAAACTATCGAGGGTTCAGTGACAAAGAAGTTGCGTCAATGTTAAACGAAGGATTTAGAAACGAATTACAAGAGGACACCAAAAACTTTTTGGGTTCGTTTGAACTTACATTTTATGTAAACGTTCAAAGCGATATAACAAAGATTAAACCATATGCCGCTTATTCGTTGACAGATGATGATTGGACAGTAGAACCTGTGCAGTCTTCAGCGGAACATCGACAAGATTGGGACCTAAAAGTAAATAGGGACCGCATGATGGCGTTGGACATCCTTAGTAGATATACACAGGCGTTGAATAAACTACAAGCCGCACAGAACGATGCAATGCGAGTAAACGCAGAGCGTGAAATTTTTCTGGCTGCAACGCAAGGCACTGCGTTATTTGAAGACATCCATCAGGGACGAAAGTCAGCATTTAGTGAGGCTGGCGAAGGTTATTCTGATTTTGCAAACTACAGGTGGCAAGCCAATAAAGACTCTGGTGTAATACCTGCGTTGAGAAAGTTAAAAGATTTAACTGATGAGTCAAAGAAAGCAACAGAAGTTAGTACATACGGTGTAGAGTTACCAAGTGCTGACGTATTAATTAGACGGGCAATGATTCGAGAATAGACAGGAATATTCGTGGCACTACTGATGTACATAGACGGAGTACTTAGAACTAAAAAGAAAGTACCCATCAGAGAAAGCGTTGCGCTTTACCGCACCCTAAAAACAACGCAAAAGATATTTATAATCTGTACGGACAAGACAGAGGCTGAGCGTTGGTTAAAGGAAAACAACCTTGGCAAGTTTGACGACCTAATCGGTACCGACGTCCCAGATTTCCACAATAACCCGTTGGTAAGTCAGGCAGAGTACGTTCGTTCTCAAGGACCAGTAGACCTGGTGATTGTTGCCGATACGGAGACAGCTAAAGAATTGTTAGAAAGAGGGTTTAGAACCCTTTTATTATTAGACCCATACTATTTAGACCCTGCATCGCGCCCCGACAGCAAAGAGGGCCGCAAGAGCTGGATAGATATCCAAGCTGAGCTAGACAAGCAGCAGGAACTATATTTAGAAGACCCAAGGGTATGAAAATAATATATTTGGGGGCCGAGGTCCCTAGTAATAGAACCCTTCTGGAGTCAGCTGGAGCTACAGAGGTTGGCGTGAGCTACTGGCGGCTGGTCAAGCGCGGGTTGCCTAAAACCAAGGCGTATTTGCTATCTAATTATTTTCCAGAGAGCATGAAAATATTTGTCCATGCTGGAATCCCCCGTAATCAACAGTTAAGCCTGGATGAGCTCGAGCAGTTTGCCGCCGACTACGAAGAATTTATTGCTAATAATATTGACCGTATTACCCTGTTCTCAGAGGTCATTCACCCTGGCCTAAGCCCGGAGTTCATAGAGGTACAGCGAAAGACAGCCTGGTCTCAACTACCGCCGGCAAAGTTTTTGCCGGTCTGGGACCCATCTAGCGGTAAACGCGGGCTAAATGAGATGGCGCAAAAATATTTAGACATTGGCATACCAGGTGAAACCATAGAGGAAATGACCTGGTTAGCATCCGATAGCCGAATGATTCAACGGAGGCACGGCACCCGGTTCCATGCAATTGGATGTGCAAAACCTGACAATCTACGCCAGATAATATTTGAGTCAGCCTCAACCCTTTCCTGGTTGTCGCCGATGACTCACGGTGAGACAATTGTCTGGGATGGCACACGTCTAGTACGATACCCAAAACGGATGAAAGAACAGGCACGTTCTAGATACCGCCAGATATACGAGAAGGCATGGCTTGATGTCGACAAGATATTAGCCGACGACCCCCAAGAAGTTTGCCGATTGGCAATCTGGTCATACGAGCAGATGGAGACTAAGATAAACATGATGAACCATAGCGGCTCGGATGACGAGTTATATACTAATAGCGATAATCATGACGATGATACTAACGCGGAAACTACCCTTGCCAATGTTGATAAGAAGGGTGTTGGCATGCGGAAAGTTGAACCCCGTAATCCCGATGAAATGGGACCACTTCCAGTGTTTGGATACGAGTATAAGAGCGTTGTTGAACAGGATGAACAGGGCCATGATGTCATTAAAGAAGTACCTGTTGTTAGGTCACAATCCGCCACGTTACGTCAGTGCGATACATGCTTCGTAGCCGCTAACTGCCCAGCGTTTAAGCCCCAATCTGCGTGTGCTTTTAACCTGCCAGTAGAGGTTAAGACTAAAGAACAACTTAAGAGTTTGATTAACGCAATCATTGAAATGCAGGGTCAAAGGGTAGCTTTCATGCGTTTTAGCGAAGAAATGAACGGCGGTTACGCTGACCCAAATGTTTCGCAAGAAATTGATAGACTATTCAAACTCATCAAAACAGTCAAGGAATTGGATGATTCCCGCGAGTTTATTCGCATGACTGTTGAGCGTCAAGGAACTGGTGGAGTCCTGTCTGCAATCTTTGGAGACAAGGCGCAAGCCCTCAAAGAGTTACCTAATAATGGACTGAACGAGGAGCAGACCACTAAGATTATCCAAAGTTCTATAGAAGACAATTAGTATATAAGAAGCCAATTCAACCCATGAATTGGCATTACCTATTTTTGAAAGGGAGAGCATGCTTTCGTTCCATTTAGCAGAAGATTTTGTAGCCACATATAAGGGTAAGAAAGTCCCTTGGGGATACCAAGATGCGGCTGGAAATTCGGTCGGAGAGATTACATTTTTACGCACATACTCCAGACTAAAAGCGGATGGAACCAAAGAGACTTGGGTGGATGTATGTGAGCGTGTCATCAATGGCATGTACTCCCTGCAGAAAGACCACGCCAAAACCCAACGCCTTCCATGGTCAGACGCCAAGGCACAAGCCTCAGCCAAGGAAGCATTTGACCGCCTGTTCAACTTGAAGTGGACACCTCCAGGACGCGGGCTTTGGGTCATGGGTACACCCCTAGTCAATGAACAGAAGAACTCGGCCGCTTTACAGAATTGCGCCTTTGTATCCACAATGGAGATGACCAAGAACAACCCAGCCAAGCCGTTTGCCTTTCTAATGGAAGCCAGCATGTTGGGCGTAGGAGTTGGGTTTGACGACAAGGGTGCGACCAAAGACTTCACCATCTATGAACCACAAGAAGGAGAACAATATGTCATCCCCGACACCCGAGAAGGATGGGTCGATTCCACATCCGCTCTCATCAATGCTTACCTCCGACCAGATACGAAGGCTCCAGTATTTCGTTACGAAGAAATTAGACCAGCAGGGACGCCAATCAAAACCTTCGGAGGAACCGCAGCAGGACCAGAACCACTCGTAAAACTCCATAACTACATCCGTAAAATATTTGCGGGTCGGGCAGGGGAGAAGTTAACCCGAGTGGATATTGCTGATATTGGCAACCTCATCGGGGTTTGTGTTGTAAGCGGTAACGTCCGTCGCTCCGCTGAGTTGCTCATTGGCCAGATTGATGACCAAGAGTTCTTAAACTTGAAGAACGCTGATAAGTTTCCTGAGCGTAACTCATACGACCCTAAAACTCCGGGATGGGCCTGGATGTCTAACAACTCTGTAGAAGCCAAGGTCGGCTCAGACTTCTCAAATATTATTGACGGTATCGTTCGTAACGGAGAGCCTGGAGTTGTCTGGATGGACGTATCACGAAAGTACGGCCGTTTGATTGACCCGCCTAATAATAAAGATTGGCGTATTGCTGGGTATAACCCATGCGCTGAGCAATCACTCGAAAGCTTTGAGTGCTGTACCTTGGTAGAGACGTACTTGAACCGCCATGAGAACTTGGAAGATTTCAAGCGCACCTTGAAGTTTGCGTATCTATACGCCAAGACTGTAACTCTGCTCCCTACACACTGGGAAGAGACAAACGCAATCATGCAACGCAATCGTCGTATTGGAACCTCAATCTCAGGTATCGCTAACTTTGCAGACAACAATGGCTGGACTGTGTTGCGTGACTGGCTAGATGGTGGATACGAAACTGTAAAGAAGTACGATGAGTCATACTCAGAGTGGCTTGGTATTCGTCCGTCAATCAAGATGACTACTGTCAAGCCTTCAGGCACAGTTTCAATTCTTGCTGGTGAATCCCCTGGAGTCCACTGGGCTTCGGGCGGTAAGTTCTTCAATCGTGCTATCCGTTTTGCCAACAGTGACCCCATGCTTCCGTTGTTCAAACTTGCTCAGTATCGAGTTGAACCTGCCTCTGAATCACCTGACACTACAAGCGTTGTGTTCTTCCCAATCAAGACTGAAGCCAAGCGTGCTGAGAAAGAAGTTTCGGTTTACGAAAAGGTTTCTCTCGCAGTTGTTACCCAACGCTACTGGTCTGATAACTCAGTATCGGTAACTGTTACCTTCGACCCTGAGAAAGAGTCAGAGGCAATCCCTTCAATTCTCCACATGCACGACGGTCAGTTAAAGACCATCTCTTTCTTGCCTATGGGAAACACTGTCTACCCTCAAATGCCATACACGCAGATTACTGCTGAGGAATACGAGGAAGCGACAATGAAATTATTTCCAATTGATTTCTCGGGCGTCTACGCAGGTATGGCGGCGGATGCGATTGGTGAAGCCTACTGTACGACTGACGCTTGCGAAGTTAAATTAATTAAAGACAATCAATAATAAAAAGCCCCCAGCATTATAGGTCTCTGCCTAGATTTAATGCTGGGGGTAATTTTTTAGTTTGAGGTTGCTCGGCTGTCGTACTTCTCTTTGACTCCGATTACTTGATTGTAGATATTGGCACAGGAATAGCAGATTTGCTCTGTTGGGACACCGAGTACAAAGGCGTCTACCCCGCTATAAATAATCTCTTCGCTGTTGCATGTGGGTACTTGGCATTTCATTTCTTTTTATACTCCTTTAATAATTGAGAGTGCTCAACATACGCTTGGTCTCGGTCTGTATACCGGCCCCGGTAAATTGGAAGCATGTCTTGGTCATACACGACGCCTTCAAATATTAAAGGTGGGTCGTTTGGAGTCCACCGAGAGTAATTAAACTGCGGAGTTAGCCGAGCTGGGTGTGGCATATCTACGCCAGTCCAATAGGTTCTAATAGTAAAACCGTTAACTACGCTCTCTCGATAGTATTTAAGCGAGTCTGCTGAGTGCTGTGACCAAGCCTTGATGGTAATTGGCTGACCTTCCTCATCAAACACGCAGTTATCGTAATCTTTAATCTTCAGTGTCGTCGTCACGTTTGAGTTCCTTGTCCAAGTTAAGGATAGAAACCTCTAGGTTAGTAGGTTTACCAATAATCTCTATCTCTCCGTTATGTACGGCTATGACTAATTTATGCTTTGTATTACAACGGCATGGTGGCTCACTGTTGTAGTAGTTATTCTCTAACTGTTTCTTTCTACTAGTCCAGTTGTGCTTGCCATAATAATTTCCACTAGTCATCGTCGTCCTCAAACTCTTCGTCATCGTAGATTTCTTCGTCAGGAATATCGGGTGACGGACGACCCCAATCAGGCTGAGGGATTATGTGGCTCATAACTTCACGTCAATCGCTGAAGTCATGCTCATCTTGTTTTCCGCTACGTCCCAACCGAGACGGCTACGACCAACAAGACCAGCACACCAACGCTTGGCAGGTGCGGAACTTGAAAAGGCTTCTGAACCAACTTCTGTCATTGAACCTTCGCGGTTGGTCACGACGTACGACGCATGCCATGAGCCACCTTTCTCTAGGTTCTTTGCGATGTTGAACTTGTAATAACGTTTCTTGTCGTTATCAATCTCATGCTTGAAGTTGTACTTGATTGCCATGCTTATTATTTTCCTTTCGTTACTACCCAAAAGTAGGGTAAGTCGTTTGGTATTCCAGGGAACTTTGGTTTGTAGAACGTCTCATCTTTCCGTATGAGGTTGGATTGATGAGATATGTGTAGCCGTGAGTCTCCCAACCACGACGGTAGATTATCAGAGTTTGCTTCGCTCTCAAAGTGAGGCAAGAGCGTATCGTTGTAGCCACGACCAATCCACTCAGTACAGACTACGCGACCATACTCACACAGAGCAGGTTCGTAACCTTCCCACATAAGAACGGCAGGGTGGTTACGCCAACCCTTTGTTAGACCAGCAAGCACACGCAAGATTTGATACGTCTCTACACGTTGCTTGCCTAATCTTTTATAGTCAAGAACTTTGGCCGTCTCTTTGAAGTCAGCGTATGGAAGGAACGTTTGAATTGTGAACTCCTAAACTGTTAAGCCTTGCTTTCGTAGGTCACGCTTGATGTTGCGTATAGCGCGACCGTCGCTTGGTGTTGATGATGAATAGTAATGGTAACCGCTAGGCGAAGTCCAGCGTATATGACCATTGTTCCTGCGTTCTACTGTCCAACCTTGTTGTAACGCGAGCAGGATTACTCGTCGCAAGTCACGGTTAGGACTTAGACGTCGTGTCTCCGAGGACATCTTTCTCCAATTTCTCTAATCTCTCCCACCCGTTACTTGGGCGGTCTGTGGGTTCTTCTTCCAAGATAATATATTTAGCCAAGCCAATATAATTTAATTGTTGTTGCTTATTAATATCTGAGTGAGTTTTAATAAGGGTTTCTTCTGCTTGGCGGCGGTGGCGGCGGTTATTCATATCCGAACCCGCAATCGTCGCACTCACCGATACAACAGGCACATGCGCTTTCGTATTGGTCATGCTCACAGCAATCGTTCTTGGGCATTACATGTCTCCGTTCATTACTAGCATGGCTCGCCCTAACTGTTCAGAGGCTTGCTCGTCGATGTCGTAAAGTTTGTGTTGGTCGTTGCCGAAGCAATCGCCCGAGCGCACCCACTTGCCTTCGGTGTAGATAGTTCCCTCAGAGAAGTGTGCGCTTTCCGTTTCGGTATCCCACTCCCAACCTGTCTCGTTGTTGTACTTGACTACAAAGTAGTGGTCGCTCATTAGTTCACCTCATAATAATATTCGTCAGCAGGTGTGAGGTCGTAGTACTCGTTGTACTGAGCCTTGATGGTGTCGTCAGCAAAGCCAACGACCTGCCACTCCAAGTACGCCTCACCTTCGTCGGCATGGTTAGCCACCCATTGGTCTAACAGGTGGTCTTTGATGTCCTCATTTATTGCGTCTTGAACCATTTGATTTAGAGAGTCTAAGAAGTTCATGCGACTCGTACTCCAATCTCGCCTTGAACGATGTCGGTAGCAATCCGCACAAGGTCGGACGGCTGGGATATAACATTAAAGTATTTAGCGTAGTGACGATAGTGTTCGATGTAATCAACGTCCACGTCACGGTGCATGTAACCGATGAACACGGTGCTTGTGATAACGCCCGAGTCATTGAACGCTTTGATGTAATCGTCGCATGGCTCAGAGTGGTCAAAGCCACCGTCGGTTACGATAAATAATAATTTAGTGGTACGGCTACTCATGTTAAATATTTGCTCGGCTTCTTTTAGAGCCATGAGTGGGTTAGTTGTACCGCCTGTGTGAAGGACGCGAACGTTCTTAGGGTCAGCGTTCTCGGTAGCAGAGTAGAGAAGTCGGCTTCCGCTATTGAAGGCATAGACGGTGGTGTTGGCGTTGATACGTTCCAAGCCACGCTTGATAGCCCACACCGAACGGCATGCTTCTGTAATTCGATAGCCCATAGAACGACCTGACGATAACTCACGCAACCATGTTGGCTCGGCTTCTACCTCTAGACGTTCTAACTCACGACCGAACTTCTCAGCAGATAAGTCGATGTCACTATTGAGAGAGACATGTTCGTCACGATAGCGAGCCTGTTTCAAAGCACCGTTGTATTCGCTATTGGTATCGACCGCTTCTTTGAAGTTGCGAACCTCACGACGTACCTGCTCGTTCTCACGGATTTCTTTGGCACGTTGTTCAAGCATGTCAGCGATGTCTTGGTCGGTCTTGCGTGTGTCCTGCTCTAACTGCTCGGAGTCAACGTTGTCGTTGTACTCATGGGTTGAGTCGCCTTGACCGTCGCCACCGTTAATAGTTTCGTCGTCGGATTTATTATTTAACTGCTCGGCTTTGTCCTGCTTGTCTGCTTCTTGTGCTTTAGCAGAGTCAGCGTTCTGTTCTTTCTGTGAGAGTGGGCGACCGTTTTTCATTGGCTTGCGGTCGGCACAACCGTTAGGACAATCGAGGTTTAATTCGTCGCCTTGTTGGTTGCCTTCGCCTTCGTTACCTTCACCGTTATCGCCCTGAGGATTATTACCTGAGCCAACAATCTTTGAGTAACGCATGATGAGTGGCTTGGCTAGTTCAAAGTCGCGTGGGAATACAAGAGTACGGTATTGGTCAACCACGTCAGCAACTTCCTGAGCAACCTTGATACCGTGTGCTTCGATGAAGCAATCAGCAATACGTTGACGGATAGCAAGAGGAATATAGCGACGACCGCGAGTTAATAGAAAAAGCGTGTCGTTATTATTAACGTCATGGTTGGCAACGTATGAGATGAAGTTAGACTCCAAGAACAAGCGAGTGCTTGGGAAGCGAGCCGTGAACAACGTTTCAATACGCATGTCCTCTAAGTAGTTCATGGCACGTTGTACCTTGTTCTTGACCGCCCATTGGATTAACTCAGAACCTGCTCGGGGAGTGTAGATAAGGTGGCAGAGTTCGTGATAGTTCAAGCCATTGAGAGCCGTTAGGTCTGTTTCAGACAACGCACGAACAACGTCTAGATTGAACATGACGGTCTTGCCGTCAGACCAACCTGAGACACCGTCGTACTGTCCTTCGTCGTCAGCAGTTGGCTTGTAAGTCTTGACACGAACGTCGCCTTCTTTGGTGAGGATACGGTCTGCGGTTGTGAACACGGAACACATTGAGTTTAACTCTGCGTGTTCCATGTCCACGATGTCCTCAATGGTGTCAGCGATGTTGGTAATTTCGTCCTCAGTTAACTGACTTGAAATTAGGTCAACCCATGTCTGCTCGTCGTAGCGTTCAATGACTAGTTCTTTGTAGTCATAGATATTGAACTGTGCTTCGTCTGCCCATTGACGGCTCATGCTTGAACCGCCTCTGCTACTTGCTCAGCCACGTCGGTCACAAAGTTGACTTCGATACCAAAGTCTTGGGCGATGTTCGCCTTGTAAGTGTTCTCGACAATTACACGGACGGCGTTGCGTTCCTTCATGTCGCCGAACCCATTGAGGAAGGAATAGATAGCGTAATCCAATCCCAACTTGTGGATATTATTAGAGAAGGTCACTAGTGACCGTGTAGAGATTGGCGTCATGATTTCACGACGTTCTCCGCCTTCACGCAACGCCTTTGCCATTTCGAGCAAGGACTTTGCCTTGATGAGACGACGCTCGATAGTTGGGTCGTAGTCGAACTCCAACTTGTGCGCCCAACGGTCTTTGAACGCTTCGTTCATTGGACGTGTACCGCGATAGTTCGGGTTCATGTCAGCGATGATGAGAAGGTTCGGGTGAGCGTGAACAATCTCGCCGTTGTTACCCATAAGTTGTAGGTGACGGCGGTCGTCGAGCAGAGAAAAGATAGCGGTCGTGACACGTTCAGGAAGGAAGTTAACTTCGTTGAGAAGCAATACACCGCCGTTGCGAACAATCTGAGTGACCGCACCGTCTTGCCACTTATAGTGACCGTCAGGCGTTGGTATCCAACGACCAATCCACTCTGAAGGCTCAGAGCCGTTGTGAGATGAGATGTTGTAGTAATCGAGGTTGCGAGTAGAGGCATAAGCGAGTGCGCTCATGGTCTTGCCCGAACCTGTCGGCCCAAAGATGAGGACGTTCTCAGCATTGGCTAGGGCAGAGTCAAAGATTTCAAACTCTGTGTGACCTGAGGGCAACTTACGATTGACGTAGGTGTTAGCCCACTTCTTATCGGGCACTTCAGCAACGATAACGTCGGTTGAAGTCGGTGCGTGAGTTGCGACAGGGACAACGGTCGTCTCAGGCTCTCGCTCGGGTTGGAACGACACCCCTAGAGGATTTCGCGCTTTGCCGATTGGTCGTAGAGAGACGTTAGAACCGTCAATGACAGAGGATTGAAGGTCAGCAGAGCCTTCGATGAGCATGTCACGCATGAGTTTGACTACGGTAAGGTAGTCAGAGGTAGTTTCAAGGGTAGTGACAGGGGAGTTCTCGTCCCATAGTTTCATAGCCTTGTTAGAGACAGGAGTAATAAGACCAATACCTGCCTGAGCGATGTTGTTGGTAGATACGGAGAAGCAGAACGGTGCTTCGACCTTATCCGTATTAGGCAGTTCACCTAGCGAAATTGTGCGCCAAGCCGAACCGCGACCACGTTGACCTGTATATTCTCTGTGGAATAGGAGAGTGTCAGACTCCTGTGGCATGATGAGTGTTTGATAGCAAGTAGAGGCGTTATAGCCGACTACTAGTACCGCAAGGCTTTCTTGCGACATCTTGTAAGACCCCTTTCTGTTGGGCATAGGAGTATTCAACCACCGCATACCGACAGAACCTGCCACCCGAGCCAATAATCTTTCTGTGATTAGCGTCACACTCTCTCTGTCTCTCTCATCTCTCTCTGAGTATGCCTCTCTCTGTTATGTAATAACTAGCCCGAGAGGGCTTCTAACATCTGGTCATACCGCCGTGACCGCCGTCACATTTCGGGCAGTAGCCGAAATAGCCATAAGCAGACATAGCGATTTGTCGACATTTCATGTCTGTGAGCAATGTCACATGTGACTTACGTCACAGCCGGTGGCAGTGTGGGCAGAATCACATGTGAGATTGGTCACATCTCTCTAACAACAACTCCCTAACGGATAGGGAGGGTGGGCCAACACAAACATTTTTCGCTGCCGGCGACGCCGGGCATGGGTTTGAGCCGTTTGAGCGTACGGCAGGACGCAAAAAACGGGGCTAGGCAGATTGCTCTGCCTAACCCCGTGTTTCCTATGGATTAGCGGGTGTCGCCTGACCGCCCGCTAATACTTACAGGTATTCCTCTGACCAGCGTAGTGGTAGAGATACCTCATCTTTCTTGGTTAGCCCGATTGCTTCCAACATCTTGGCTCGCTCAAAATACTTGCCGTGAGATTGGGTGCGTGGGTCTGTCGGTGCGTATCCCCTACTAGAAGGGATTTCGCCGAAAACTTCGGGCGCAATACCCGACAACTCTATGGATACATCTGACCCATAGGACACTCTTTCGCCGTTTTCCCAGCGATAGCCGTCTCTCTTTCTCATAACTCTTGATTTCACTCTCTTGTAATGAAACCAACTTAGCGATAAGTAGTGCTTTATCCACTACTATTCTTCCTTGTGCCATAGGCGTTCATCTCCCAATGAACAGGTAAGCCTTGTTGCTTACATAGAGAACTCTAGGTTATGACCTCTCTGAAACCTGCCACCCAGCAGTGTGATGCTTCTCACAATAATAATAAATCTCTTTCCCATATATTCCCATAATATTAAATGGGGTGGGAGGGCCAACACAAACTTTCGCCGGCTGTGACGCACGTCACACCGGCCAGCGGGCCCGCCGTGGGAGCGACGGGCCGGCCGGGACTGATTACCTCTTCGTTATGGAGAATGTCATGTCTGCCCTCCCTTTAACACAGATTCCGCATGCAACGCATGCACCGGCCAGTGGCACTTGCTTACGTTGCTCGGGGCACATTGCTGCACGGGGTAGAACAGCCTTGGCCTCTTCAAACGTATCTTTAAGCATTGCCAGGGCGATTCCCTTCTCCTTAAGGGTCATCGCCGTCTGCAGATTGTCATCGTCTGCAGAAAAGTAAAGCGCGAGATTCTCTAGATTGTTACCGGCCAGTAGCTGAGCTGCAGCTGCATTGCGTGTATACGTCCAAAAGTGGACATCTTCATGGCGTTTAATAATATTAATCCATGCCATGGTATAGGCCTCATTGAAGAAATCGCCATCCCAGTGAATGCGGAATAGTTTATCGGCGTTGAATTTCTCGCATTCGAATTTAAAATCATTAATAATTACGTCCAATAGGGCCGTAATAGTGTCGACGTCTGCATCCTTGACTAGGTCCCAATTGTGGGCCATGACATTACGGACCGACGGTCTCATTCTCTCAAGCCGTCCCGCGTAGCAAACTCTCTCGCATATGGACGTCGCGCCAGGGCACGAGTACTCTTTACCGCTAAGTAACCCGAATGAATTCGCAATACGTACGGCACCGCCAGGGGTGAGCGAATTCGTCACCTTGATATCTTTAGACCTCTTCAATTTCTCCATGGCCTAAATCTATAGCCCTATATACCGTTAACCTGCCACCCGGCCGTGTGACTATGGTCACAGCGTGTCTCTTTAATAATATATTCCCTAATGAGGTGGGTGGGTCAACACAAACATTCTCGCGGGCCCCGCGACGTGCAAAAGCCCCGCCTTTCGACGGGGCCTCGCGTTATTCGGGGGCTAACCGAAACTTTCGCAATCGTGAGGCTTGGTATAGTCAAACTCACAGTAATAGCAAATCATATATTCCTCGCACTTATTGCAGATATATTGAAACTGCAATTCGTCACAATGGAGTATTTGCTCATCGACAATCGTGTAATTCGCGTCTTTGCTAATTGTCGTCATGCGGGTCGTACCACCCTTCACTAGTGTTGTCGTATCCGCAATACTTACACTTCCACTCGGCATACCATGAGACTATGCCATGAGAGTATTCTGAGTAGGCGGGGAACTCACTTTCTTGCTCGCACTCGCCACACTCGGAACTTTGAACTTCCTCGCTAGAGTTAGCGTAGGCAACGGTATCGCCACCAAGGTACATAGGCTCACTCATCGCAAGCCTCCAACTTGAAATCAGCATAGTCGCTGATAAACGGGTCGAGGTGATGAGCCTCGGCAATAGCGTTGGCAGGTGCGGAGGTATTGCCTCGCCATGTCACGCCTTCAGGTAATTCGATTAGGCGTTCATAGTCGCCGTCGGCACACGCATAGATAGCCTCGATACAAGGTATCACCATGCTAGTAGGTACAGGTGGATAGTGATTAGAGGTAAGGTGGATAGTCACGCCTTGTTCAAGCGAGATACCGCTATCAACCAAACCGTCCGCATAGGTACGTCCCATACGATTAGCCCCTTTCTGATTAGGTGAGATAAATCTATACCCTCATTACTTACAAACCTGCCACCCGCCGGTGTGATATAGGTCACACTCTCTTCTTTCCCCATTTCCCCTTATGTGGGTGGGTGGGCTACCAACACAAACATTTCGCGGGCGGGTCGTGTGGCAGGTCGCCCTGCCACACTCGCCTTTGCTAACCTACCTAGCAAATCTCGAATCCGCCAGAGTTTTTACAAAACTCAGCAAACTCTCGAACATTATCAACGGAGAATGGATAGTGAGTATCCCAAGGTCGGCGTTCGCCCTTGCCGTCACATCCACCGCATTGTTTCGGCTCTTTGATTTGGGTGCTTATGCCCTCTTCCATAGCCTTGATGAACTGATTCTCAGTAGAGTCCAGCGTTACCACTTGACCACTCTTGACCATATCGGTCACATAATCCATAAACTCAGCGTTCTGCATTTCGGTTGGCGGAGTAATCCACCCACTACCCTTACAAGCAGAGCACTCTTCATTAGGGATTGCTTCTAGGAACTCGTCACGCTCCTTGCCGTATTGTGCGGTTCGCCCACTCTCGATTTCAGCGAGCAGGATTTCCGCTAGGCGTATTGCGCCTTCGGCTTCTAATCCGTCGCCGTCGTTATAGTGACCGCTTACGCCTTCACATAGGTCGGGTGCTACTGATACACAGTAATCCCATAGTGGTCGCCACCACCACACATTGTTGCGGAAATACTCACCACTTTCATTGGCAGGTGACTTGCCATA